TTGCCAGATAGTTGTTTACTGTGGCAGCCTCAGAAGGAGTTACACCATCAGATCCAATGATTGCTCTTGGAGCGTCTACTACTACAAACAGATTTGGCTGTGTTTCAGTCCATGCCAGAATAGGATTCAGGACACTAGTGTCAGTAATACCCGGAAAATTCAGATCCAAGTTACTCTCAATAGTTGCAAGACGCTGTGCCGCTGTCAGAATACTTGGTGTGGCTACACCATCAGATCCACTGGCTAGAGCTGTAGGGCTCTGTAGACGTGGAGTAATATCGGCTATCCAAGTTGTGTAAGTACCTAGATCACTGACTTGAATATACTTTGAGCCTAACAAAGTAGAGTTAATCATTCCTACGGCATAACGCGCGTCTGTACGATTCATTGTCAGATCAAGGAAGCGCTCAACAATATTGGAGTCAGCAGTTCCACCATAACGGACGATAAGATTGAAACGACCTACACCAGTTGTGCTATCGGAGATATCTACATAGATATTATTTCCCCAGGCTCCTACAGCTACGGCAGAAATCTTAAGAATAGGAACCGCAGTTCCAGTACTGTTGAATGTAGGAATAGCTCCCGCAGGAGTGTAAGAACCATCGTCAGTAAATGTAACTGTTGGTGAAGCTACAGACGATAGGAAAAGCGGTGTTGATGTAGGACCATCAAGGGTTAGATTTCTACGGTAAACCTTGTAACCGGTAATTGTTCCCGCCGCAGCGGTCCACGTAAGAACTACGTTATTGGTTCCTGTAAGAGTCTGATTAGCTACAGCAGTAACAGGAGTTCCACCATCAGTCTCGCCACCAGCAGTAGTTGTAGTAACGGTGTATTCGTATGTGTAGGAAGGAGTGACAGTACCTCCAGGAGTCGCTATAACCCCCGCAGGAGGCTGTACAGCGCCTACACCATCCTGACGGTCATTCAGTGTCTTTGTGGCTGTTACAGCGTCACTGGCAGCCGCGCGAGTTACATAACACTGATTTCCATTATTGGCGAAGTACTGCCATACAGCGAATGGAAGATAGCTGGTTCCGTTTCCGAAGCCCCCGAAAATATTCAGGAAGTCATTCCAGCTTGTAAGAAGAGTTGGGTTGGTAGGCCCTTGTGTATGAGTACCCACAAACGCCGCAGTAGACTGCCCAGGGGAAGTTGTCCCTGTAGACAGTGGTGTTAGTGAGGTATTTACGTATACCCCTGGACGCTGATAAGTCATTAAGATCTCCTAGCTGAGTGAAAGTAGTGGTTACTATCAGTATATAGATTAGAGCTGTGGCGGAAGTATTTCGATAGTGTCCACAACCTTTGTAACTTTAGAGTAAGCATTGATCTCGACAGGAAGTAATTCAGTAGAAACTCGCACTGTATAGATCGTATGAAATACTCTTTTGCCTTCAGAGTCATGCGTGTTCTGTCTCTCAGGTCCAGACATGAGATCCATTCTACGTACAGTGCCATCTTCTTCTATAGCTAGATATCCATGGCGAGTACTTAGGTAATCAGGTCCAGCTAATACAGCCGAGAGGAATGTAGAATGCTGATTATTTCTGGATAGTACTTCTATTTGATAATCAATATTATACGGGATAGGAGTAAAAGCCCAGTATGGCGAATTTGTTACATCGTTATTGTCGTCAGTAATCCAGTCAGTGAAATTCTCTGGAGTATAGGGAAGCTGCGCCCAGCCTGAATGTGCTCGCTCAGCATCGAATGTCATACCTGTGTTTGCAATAACAATTGATGGATATGTTAGGTTAGTCAGCTCCACATCAGAGTCAATCCAAATAACTTGTACAGGTCTGCCTGTGTCAGGAGCATTGACATCTGTTACTACTATATTGGAGAACTTCTGCTTTATGGCTTTATCCTCATTAAATATAATCATAAGTTCTCCAATAGTTTATACGGACCAAGAACTGTCATACCCGTTACCTATTGCATCTTTTCTGGAAGAAGCAATAGTGGGAAAAACTGCAAAGAACGCTTGAGCAGCACTATCTAATGTCTCTTCATCAAAGCTACCAGCATTATTAATAACTATAGCTAATGATTGAGCTGTCTCGATATTATCGCCGATAGCAGCAGCGTAAGTTAGTTGTGAAAGATTATAGTTAATAGACATACAATTCCTTATTAATAGATCCGAGCCATTTGTATTGCTTATGCCATTTCATACGCAATAGTAATTCGAATGCTAACTGATGTGGTAAGAGTCTCTGGTGCTGTTCCTGACATTGCTGTCAAGCGAGGATCGGTCGCAGAGGTGGACATAAACGGCTGCATGGTAGATCCCCCAGCGGTTAGAACTGCGTGTCCAGCCCATCGGGCAGTACCTGCAATCTGCACATTTCCAACAGTTGAAATACCTGTTCCTGTGGCCGCTGCAAATGGTAGTGAGAAAGAGTATGTACCAGTGCCAAATGTAGTAGAGCCTCCTGCGGCAAGAGTAATAGCTACGTTAACAGTATTACCTGTAATAGAGTAGCGGGCAGAAATTGTGCCATTACCAATTGCTGGAGCTGTACCCGTAGATGTCCAGGCGGATGTGTAAGTTGTCCAGGCTCCTGGCGTAAAGTTGGCAGCTTGAAAATCATCATCAGTCTTTAGAAGATCAGCACCACCACGATACAAATTAGTATCTCTAGTGGCACTTCCAGAACCCCAGTTTAGGGTACCATCAGCAAGAGCTACGAAACGTCCAACAGAATCACCAGTTACCCGAGCATCTGTAAAACGTCCTGTGGCAGCGTTTCCAATATACGCATATGCACCATTAGTTGTATTTGTTGCTGTATACGACGCACTGAATGAAGATTCGTCACTTGAATGAGTAGAGTTCATAGGAGAGGTAAAAGTCTTTACCCCTGCAACCGTCTGGACAGACGTTAGATCTACAAAAGTAGGCGGAATCTGTAACCATACCGCAGCACCTGTAGTAACCTTAGAGGCAATAAACAAAGCATTGGTAGTTGTATTGAACCATGTAGACCCAATTGAATAACCCTGTGTATTATCACTGCTTACTGTTGGATTAGTAGTTGCAGTCATATTGGACAGAGCATTCGCTAAACCAGTCAGATTCAAGTTCGCTCTGGCGGCTGAGACATTTGTTAGATCTGAAAGATTATTTGTAGCTTGTAATGCTGTGCCGGACGCTGAAGTGATATCAGCATCTAGAGTAGCAAGCGCAGCATTAAGAGGCACGTCCCAATTCTGTGTACCTTTTACAATAGGTGTGTAAGTCATTCAATGCTCCGGTGTATTAGATGGTGTACCAATTAGCTGCTGATGGAATAACGGTCACGGAATTATTTTGATTGGCAAGTGTGTAAGTACTTGCACCGTCAATATTCTGTCCACCTTGAGCAGCAACAGTCACGGCATTAACGCTATTGTCTGTCTTCTTTACAATAAATGTATTTGAGGTATATGCAGCAGAGATAAGAGTAATCGTTACTTGACCGGCGCTAGCGTCAACTAAGATGGTGTTGTCCAATATGGTCACAGTATAGTTTGCAGATTTTGCCACTACTGGATAAGCCTTCTGGCCATTGACAAGCTTAATACCAGTAGGCCCAACAGATATGTTAGCAGCATTGAATAGACCTGTTAGTTTTACAGTTCCTAATGAGGTAGCTAATGCTGCACCACTCTGTCTGTCTAGAATTGTTGGTGTAGAGATCTCAGTGTCTAGCTGATCAATATCAATAATTGGTCCTACTCCAGCGGAACCGCCACCAAATATATTCATAAGCACTGTGCAGGCTTCAATAGAAATCTGCCCAAACTTGAAAGCGTGTGTAGCTCCTACAGAACTATAGTAAGTACCTGTAGGACATAGTCCAGACCAGCAATACAGAATACGCATAGCGTCAACCACAGTATGTTCCGTGGCTAGGAATCCGAAAGTATATCCTCCATGACAGGTAACGTTTCTTACCTCACAGTTATCATTATTGCCATTAGCAGGCATTAGCCATCCGATAGACAGACCATTAGCGTAACTGGCTCCTTGGTCAATAGATGGTAGAAGTGCTGGGGAAGCGGTAACACCATAAGCAAAGTCTATTAGATTACAGTTGGCTACACCTGACATATCTCCAGCAGAGTAGGTAAAACCATTTGTACTGTGACTGGTAAGGATGGATAGATCCTTAAAGGTGACTCCCATATTAGAGAACACTCCAGGAGATATACCATATCCACCAGGTTGAGATGGTCCACCTATAACACAAGGATTTCCGTTAGCGTTAATAGAGTTTGTCTGGACAGTAGAGTTAGCGAAGACGCCGAAAGAAACTAAAGTACTTCCGTTTACCTGTGGATTCTTTTGTTCCCAATGCTGTAGTAGTGAACCGTTACCTACTCCGACAAAGTTTAAACCTGCCTTATTGCCCGTAGTTACTACAGGTGCTAGGTACAGTTGAGAGTTTCCAGAGTGCGCGGTATTCAAAGCTCCGGCTACTCCGTAGAAGCTGCCAGAACCTACGGGGAAGAAAACAGTGGCTGAACCGTGCAAAACACTATACGCTTGCGCAGCATTAATTGCTGTTTGAATTGCCACAGTATCGTCGGTAGCCCACATGATCAAGCAATTGCTAATAGCTGTTACTGCATTAGTAGCAAGTGTTACTTGCCCGGCATTCTGATAAGACAGAATAGTAGTAACTAAAGTGGTTACTCCCGTCGCTGCTGCACCT